TCAGCCGTTTTTGCCGCCACTCACTAGTTTGATGGTTGCAGTGTGTGCGGTAACGGTGCGGTAAGCGCCGGGGGCCAGAGCCTCGATCTGGTCGATCAGTTCTTCCGTTGCCGCAAGGACCAAGCCCAGATTGGCGGGGTCGGGGATCGCGTAGATATCGCTGATCGCGAACGGGACGTGGCCCAGCATGATTTCGCCCTGGCGCCAGTTCACTTCGCCGATCATCCGGCGGACGATGGTCGATATGGATCGCCGGATCAGCTTCGGCCCGGCCTGCCTTTCGCCCGGCAGGTCCAGCTTTTCGCGCATGCGGTCCCATGATCCCCGGATCGATGACACGTCGATCCACAGTTCGTCCGGCCCATGCATTTCGTCCAGCAAGGGCGCGCACTGACGCGCGATCGGTACCATAGGCAGGCGCTTGTTGGTGCGTTGACGGCGCACCGGGTTAAGATCGAGGACGCGGGCGTCCGCGTGCCACTGGTTGCGTTTTACCGCGAGGATCGTTTCAGGGCGCGCCCAGCTGGCCACCGCGAGTTGCAGATAGCGCAGGAGGTTCCGGCGCGTGGCCGCGATCATCGCCTGTTCCTTGTCCGATCGCGCTTCGGGGCGCAGGCAGAAATTGAACATCGCCGCGATCGTCTTCACGTCGGCCCTGTAGGTTGGCGACTGGGTTACATCGACTTGTTGGCGGGCCTTGAACTGCGCTTTCTGCCCCGGCGTCGCGTTGATCGCAGCTGCGAGCTGCATGACGCTGCCTTCGACATGGCTCAGTGATCGGTCCCGCAGCACCCTGCCCTTCGGGCTCATGACGGGCCGCTGAAGCGCCCATGCGCGAAACTTGTCGACCCACGCTTCATTGAGCGCGGCGCAGACGGTCTTTGCATCCGTTTCCGCCAGATAGTCGATGACATGGGCGAGCCGATGGCGGGCCGCTTCCGCCCCCGCCTTCCCGTCCATCAAAATCAGATAGTCGGCCACCGCGTCCGCGACCGTCGGGGATGCCTCATGCTCCCACGGCCGATGGCAATGTGGGCACATGCGGTGCCCGCTATTGTTCAGATAGAGGCGATCGAGGGCGATGCGCCCTTCCGCAAGGTCGCCCGTGCCCGCGCTAGCGGATCGCTCCCTTCCCCGTTCAGAGTCGTACCAGATGATTTCAAGATTGGTTCGGCCGGGGCGGCGATGGAGCGCATAGTCTCCGCGCTGATAGAGCGGCTTCGGGCGCTTCGTTGCAGGCATATGGTCCTCTGGTAGTCGGCGGCGGCCTTTGTCAGCATGTCATAGGCACCGCTGGACACCAGCAGGTCAAGATCGTCCGGTGAAAGCTGGATGCCCTTCCCCTGCTCCAGACGGCGCGAAAGACGGCGTAGCAGGTCGGGCGGCGTAGACGCGTTCATGCGGCTCTCCGTTGGGCGGACAGCCAGGACCGGTGCTGTTCCACGAAATGCGCGATCGGTAGCCGTCCGGCTTCCAGGCCAAGGTCGCGGCGCGCCCATTTCAGCATGTCGGCTATCGCGTAGAAGCGGTTCCACGCTTCAAGGAATGGCTTGGCGGCGTCGCCGAAATCTTCGGCAATGGCGATCATCGACACCTTATTCGACCATGCCCAACGCAGACGCTCGTCGCTCGCATGGAAGGCTTTGTTCAGCGCATGGTCCGACCGGCGCAAACTTTCCTCCAGCGCGGCGAGCTTTTCCTCCGGCGTCGCCGGCGGCACTTCTTGACGCTCCAGTGAAACGACCCAATGCCAGTCCGCCGCTATGGCCTGCCAGACGCGGATTTCCTGCGCCGCCTGATCGGCCAGTATCCTGCCCGACGCGATCAGCGCAGGATATTGGGCCTGACGCCGCTCGACGGCGGCGGCGGCTTCCTGCGCCAGCGATGCATATTGGGTCAGGCCCTTCATGCTGCGATCCTTTCCGCCTCGTCATCATTGGCGACATTGGCGCGGGCGAGCGCTTCGGACATGACCGGCGACACGCTGTTGCCGCACATGCGGACCTGCGCCGTCTTGGTCAGCGGCCGACCGTTGATCATCAGGTCGATGATATATTCGGGCGGGAAGCCCTGCGCATTGAACAGCTCGCGCGGGGTCAGCATGCGCATGCCGATGTCGACGATGACATAGTCTTCGCCGCCGATCGTCACGATCACCAGGCCGAAGCGATCTTTCGTCGTGACGGCGCCCAGCGGGCCGGTCAGGCCATGGCCATCCTGTTCATTGCCATAATATTTGACCAGGAAGGCGCGCACTTCGCCATAGTGACCGCCGCCGCTGGTCAGCGTACCGATCGGTTCTTCATGGCTCTGCCCGAACTGGTTGTTCCGCAGCTTGACCATATGGCTGGCCACCAGCTGCTGCTGGGTGCCGCGATGGACGATCGTGGACAGCGGCGCATCGGCCGCGCGGCCGATCACGCCCGTATTGTGCTGGGCCATGAAGGCGGCGACCAGATATTGATGCGCGCCGCCGGCAGTGATGGTGTGGGTCGGTTCGCCCGCATCGGTGTGGGGCTTCCCGCTGTTGCGCATCGTCATGACGTGCGGTGCGATCAGCGCCATTTCGCCACGATGCGCGCCGGTGATGGTCGGGATCGGGTCGCCCGGCGCATAGTTGCGGTCGGCGCTGCCGTGATGCGTCAGTGGCGTGAAATAGGGCGTAACCACCGCAAATTCGCCGCCCTTGGCCGTGGTGATGGTCCGCAGCGGTTCGTTGCCCGCATAGGTGCGTTCAGCGCCCCAATTGCCATTGCAGACCGGCACGATGAACGGGTGCGGTGCATTGATGACATAGCGCATGATCCCGGCAGCGATGCGACGACAGGTCGCATCCTTCAGCGGTCGGGCACGGGTGAAGATCGATGGGCACGGGATCGACCAGTCGATGATTTCGGCGGCCGTGCGCCATGGCAGAATTTGGCCTTTGGCCACGGCCGGGGTGCCGGGCTTGCCATGCGAGGCCTTGGGCCAGACGATCGGCTGCCCGTCGCAGCGCGCGATCATGAACAGCCGCTTGCGGCTGGTGGGTGCGCCATAGTCGCAGGCGCGCAGTTCGCGCCACTGGACGCGGTATCCGGCGCGGCGCAGCTTCGCCACCCACTGGTCGAAGGTTTTGCCTTTCGCCTTGGGACAGGGGCGGCCATCCTCGCCCAGCGGCCCCCAGGTGCGGAATTCCTCGACATTCTCCAGCATGATGATTGCGGGGCGCAGCATCGGGCCGAGGCGATCGATCCAGTGATGCACCACCCAAGCGAGGTCGCGGATATTCTTCTCGACCGGCTTGCCGCCCTTCGCCTTGCTGAAATGCTTGCAGTCGGGGCTAAACCAGGCGAGGCGGACGGGACGCGGGCGCAGCTCGCCATTGTCATTGGCGAAGCTCACCGCCTCCAGAGGATCGACCGCCCATACGCTCTGGCACAGATGCCGGGTCGTCGGGTGATTGGCCGCGTGCATCGCTACGGCTTCAGGATCGTGGTTGACGGCCACGTCGACCTGTCGGCGCAAGGCACGCTCGATCCCGGTGGACGCGCCTCCCCCGCCCGCGAAATTGTCGACTATGATGCCGTCGTTCCAGTCGCGCGGTGCGATAGTGCGTTCGGCGTCGAGGAGGAGGGCGTGCTTCACCGGGCAGTCTCCAGCAGGTCGGGGTGATTGGCGAGGCGCAGCAGATTGTCCGCGTGGCACCATCGGCTGGTGGTGGGGCACCAGCATTGAAGATCGAGGCCGGACAGTTCCGGCAGGCGGCGCAGGACGCGATCGAGCAGTCGATGCATCGCTTCGATTTCGGCGGGGCAGAAACCCAGCATCTCCAGCGACAGGTCACCGAGGCGGCCATCAAGCCAGCGGGCGTGCAGGCGCACGGATCGAGCATGACCGAAGTCGCGGCCATCGAACGGGTTGGCAAAATCCGTCGGGCGGCCGACATAGCGAACGCCCTGCCCCAATGGCCCGCCCTGCTTGCGCGGGCGCTGGAGGCGGCGGGGTTGCCGGGCCTCCGGCACCATGATCGGGGGTGTCAGCCCCCGATCCATCAAGCGGCGCGCCGCTTCCATCAGGCGGCTTCCGGCTTGGGCACGGCCTTGAGACATTCGACCATCCCGAAAGCGAGCCGCTTCATGCGCGCATGACGAGTGGCGTAGGCGTCGGCGTAGGCGTAGGCGTCGGCGTAGGCGTAGGCGTCGGCGTAGGCGTCGGCGTCGGCGTAGGCGTAGGCGTAGGCGTCGGCGTAGGCGTAGGCGTCTCTTAAGATGGAACGCCATTCCTCTACCGGCGCCCGATCTCCCGCCAGAGCGCGGGTGTGCAGCGCCTGCAATTTCTTGTGGGGCTCGGGGGAGCGGCCACGCTGTTCGCTGACCTCGATGGCCAGAACCGTCACATGTTCGGCATGCCAGCGATAGACCACGTCGAACGGCACCTGGCCATTCAGGCGCTTCAGTTCGGCATAGAAGTCCAGCCCCCACTGGCGGGCGTCGCTGAACTCCATGCGGTCAAAGAACCAGGGCACCATCTGCGCCAGCCAGCGCGGCATGATGCTGGCGGGACATTTGGCAGGACCGTCGATTTCATCGCCGATAACGCCCAGCGCGCAGGCGAGTTGACGGCCGTCGCGTTCGACATGCCATTTGCCCTGGGTCAGCTTTTCATCATTGAACGCGGCTTCATAGCGCGCAAAGGCTTCCTCTGCCGTGGTGGCAAGCGTCATGGTCATTCTCCTTGGGGGGTGACCGCTGTTTCGCGGTCGATGAAATCTTCCAGCGCGTACATCGCGTCGGACTCTGCTTCGGCAGCCGCCTTTTCAGCGGCTTCCAGTTCCTTGACCTTGTCTTCAGCCGCGCCTCTGGCCCGGATCGCCGCGCCGTGGGCGTGGCGGGTCTGCCGCACGCGCTCGCACAGTTCGTTAAAGGTCGGTGCGGGCTCGGCGGTCATAGCGCCAGCCTCCGTTCGATCAGGTCGGCGGGCAGGCCGGTCACGCGCTCCAGTTCGGCGCGGAAGGCGTCGCGGGCGATAGACTGGTTTTCCAGTTCACCCGCATATTGACCGACGATGGTCGTATCCGCAGCGGTGCGGGCGGCGAGGCTGGCGACGTGACCCGACACCATTTCAAGGTGCAGGCCCGCGAGACCGAGCGAAGAAAGGTGGGCCGCGCTCATGCCCAGATGGCCCAGGCGAAGAGGGCGACTGACAGGATCAGCGCGAAGAGCGCGACGGCCAGATAGCAGATGGCGTTGAACTCAGCGCGCTGCGCCTGTTCCAATCGCCGGTCGATATCGATGTGGGACATGATTGCCTCCCGTTGGTGACGGGAGGCGGAATATGCGATTATCGGAACTATCGCAAGTTCAAACTTGCGATTATCGGAACTTTAGTCCGGCCACTCTTCATCCGGCCACCAGTCTGGGTCTTCAGAACCGGGTGGCGGCCAATCGAAAGCGCGAGAATCGCTGACGTCAGGCAGGGTCGGTTGCGTGCCGTCGAGGTGTGCACGAACCGTCGCGCCCCATCGTGCTTTCCCCTGAAAGATAGCAGCCAGGCCCCCGCGCTGGAGGGCGCCGCCTATGAATTGCGCACGCTCTGCGCGGATATAGCCGATCTGGATATGGCGGGCCGAGAAGACCGCGATGGCTCTTGGGTCAACCGGGTTCTTTGGCTCCGGGACCAGATACACCGGCTCCCCCGGCACGCACATGGCAATCTCAAAACGGCGCGACGGACCGTCCTTGTTGGGATGGTCCGCCCCGACAACAGCTAAAGACAGTCGCTTCAAAGTTCCCTGCCGAACCAAATGGCGCGACCGTGAATGCGCAGATCGTCCGCATCGACTTCGAAATCAGGTCCGCCTGCCACCTTGTTTTCCGACGCAATAAGGATGCGTCCCTGCCCCGCCGCGCGTAGCCGCTTCAGTCCATGGGCGCCGAAATGGTCAATCCAATAGATGCCGTGCATGCGAGAGAGGGTCTTATCCGAGGTGTCGATCAAGACGCGATCACCAGTGCGGAGCGTCGGCTCCATGCTGTCTCCGACACCGCGCACCTGCCGAAGCGAATGAAACGGAGCCCGCGTGATAATGCGCAGAAGTCCCATGTCCCATTTAACCGGCTCTTCCTCGATCATGTCTTCGATCAGCGTCCCCGGCCCCATCGACAGGGATAGATCGAGAGAGATGATGTCGACTGTGCCGTCATCAGCGGAGGCGTTGCGAGTAGGTGGGATGTCAGGATGCGGGAGGCTTTCGACGTCCGCCGGGACCATCTTATAGTGGCTTTTCGATTGCAGCCGATCCTGCTCGACTAACCATTCCCGCGCCCGCAAAAGCTCCTGCGCTTTGAACTGGCGTTCGCCGACCTTCACTTTCGAAATCTTGTTTTCCTCCAAGCCAAGCGCGGCCGCCAGATCGCGCTGCTTCAGCCCGAGGCGATCGAGCAACCGAAAAATATCGGCGGCTTGGGGATTGAGATGGGCATAGGGGTCCATTTCGCTATTGGACCCGACCTTCCGAATATCGCAATCGCGATTATCGGAAGTTTTCACTTGCGATGAACTTCCGATAATCGCATACAACGCTCCATGAGCACCGAAGCCGACATGATCATCGACGGACTGGGCGGCACATCCGCCGTAGCCAAGATGATGAGCACGCCCACTTCCACCGTTCACAGCTGGCGGAAAAATGGCATCCCCCTCTCGCGCCTGGCGCATTTACGGTTGGTGGTGAAGGCTGACGGCCTCCGCTGGCCGTTGGATAACGCCGCTGACGCTGCCCCGTCCCCCGGTAATCCATCGAACCTTACCGCAGCGCAGCAAAGCGAGGCGGCGTGATGACACGCACGGTCACCCTCTCCCCCGATCAGCAATCCGGCAAGGCCGCCTTCAAGGCGCTGGTGAAGGCCTTTGGCGGTCAGGAAGCGGCCGCATCCGAAACCGGTGTGCGCCAGCAAAAAATCAGCGACATGGGCCTGCCCAATATCGCCGAATTCCCCACGCTGGACCTGATCGACCTGCTGGAGGATCGCACCGTCGGCCTGCCCGGCTGGCCGCATGTCACCCACTGGCTTTGCCACCGGCGCGGCGGCGTGTTCGTGCCGCTGCCGCAGGGCGAGGATGATGCGGACGGCATGATGGTCACCGTCGCCGAACTGGCGGGCGAACTGGGCGACGTGTCCCGCGCCATTTCCGAAGCCGTCTGCGCATCGGGCGATGGCGGCCGCGAAGTCACCAAGGCCGAGGCCGCAGCCGCGCTGGCCGAGCTGGATGGCCTGGACCGGACATCGGCGCAGTTGCGCCTGAAATTATTGTCAAAAATGAAGGGAGCGTCGCAATGAACGACCTGAGTGGATTTCGCCCGTTCCGCCTGACCGCCTTCCGCGAAGCCCTGATGGGCGGCGGCATTTACCAAGGCGCGCAGCTGATCATCGCCTGTCAAGTGAAGCATCTGGGCTATGTCGACGCGCGGCCGTCCAGCGCCGGTGCGGTGGCGCTGGCCGACTGGCTGATCGCCAAGGCGGCCTTCATCGAGCGGCCCAAGCCGGGCGGCCATCCGCTCAATTGCGGCACGACGATCGAGCGCATTCTTGCGGGCGACATATTGCCCGAAGAGGAATTCGCGCTGTCGCTGGCCGAGGCAACAGAGGGCGCGGTGCTGCCCGAGATGTTCGGCCTGCCCATGGTTTCGACATCTTCCGCGTCGGGTGATACCCCCCTGACGACCGGCGCGGAAGGGAAGGCGCCGGAGCCGGGGTTACTCACCCCTGCCCCGGCTTCGGCGCCTTCGATCCTTGGCGATCTGCCCCCGCTGGGCGTGCTGGGCGGTCAGTTGCCTTCGGGACGGTTGTTTCATCCCATAGCGGACGCGCGTTTTCCCGGCGGCTTCGTGCTGACCGGGTGCGGTATCGCGATCAATCTGGACGAAAGCACCGCCGCCGCCCTGCGCGATGCGGTGACGGCGGGCCTTGATCATCTGCGCAGCGTGCGCATGAATCGGAGGGCCGCCGCATGATCGTGCAGGACAGGGTGCTGACGGCCTGGCTGGCCACGGCGAAACAGGGCGAGACGATGGTCTATGCGCGGGCGACCGCGCTGCCCGCCAAGTCGCTGGTTGCCCAGCGGGTGCGCGCGTTGGCGGAAACCGGCCATGTGGTGCTGAGCCAGGAGCGCCGCGCGCATGGGCCGGGTGACGAGAATTTCCGCTACATCGTGACGCGGACGGCGGTGCAGCTGCCGGGGCCTGACGGATCGCTGAAGGTGATAGGGGTGCGGCCGCTGTCCGCCTGCAAGCCGCAGGACAAGCGGACGGGCGCCTGCGCATCCGTCGCCCGCGACATCGCCCCGCATGTCCGGTCGATCCTGGCCGAAGGTGGCCGTCGCAGCGCCGAGACGATCGCGCGCGAACTGGGCCTCTACAGCGCGCGGCCTGTGCGCATCGTCATGGAAAGGCTGGCGGCATGAGCGATTTCACTCCCACGGCCGAACAGATCAGCCTGCACGGGCTGGGCTTCATTCAGGTGAAGCTGCCCGCCAACCGGCGGATGCATGTCTGGCATCCCGATCTGCCGCGCCGGTCCTGCTATGCGGTGTCGGCCATCCATAATCACCGTTTCTCGTTCCGTTCGACCGTGCTGGTCGGGCAGCAGATGAACCGGCGCTATGTGGTCGCGGCGGCGGTCGATGGCAGCCATGACCGGATTTCGCATGACGGCCCGCGCAGCGAAAAGGGCGGTCGCCTGTCCTATGTGGCGGAGCGCGTGCATGTGTGGCCGCGATCCGTGGAGAGCTACAGCCCCGGCGAAAGCTACATTATGCCGGTGCTGGAATATCACGACACGCCGAACAGCGGCATCGTCGTGACGCTGATGGAAAAGCTGCGCGAGGGGACGGTGCATGCGTCGTCGCTGATCGAGCATGATTGCACGTTCGATCAGCAGTTCGACCGGTTCCAGCTGTCTTCGGACGCGCTGTGGGCGATCGTGGTCGAGGCGCTGAAATATGGCGCGGGCGTCGATATGGCGAAGGTGCTGGCGGCGTGACGGATCGTGCCATCCTCTTCTCCGCCCCCATGGTCGCCGCATTGCTCGCGGGACGAAAGACGCAGACGCGAAGGTCGCTAACGCTACCGCCCGCGCCTGAGCATTTAGGCGAATGGCAGGTTTCCACCGTAGGGGGGGCTGGAGTTCTAGATGGCGCTGGGCGTGAAACGCCGGAGTATCCATGTGTCTGGCACACACGCAACGGTGCCACCGTGGTCCCGCGTTTCGCAGTCGGCGACCGGCTGTGGGTTCGCGAGGCATGGCGGACCCACAAGGCCTATGACGATCTGAAGCCCAGCGAGATGGGCGGCGATGAAACGGTCTGGCCAGAGCTGGACCGGGACAATTGCGATGCCCACGGCCGCTACCGTCATGGTCGTTTCATGCCGCGATGGGCTAGCAGGCTGACACTGATCGTTACCGACGTCCGTGTCGAGCGGTTGCAGGATTGCAGCCAGGACGATGCCATTGCCGAGGGGATTGAGCGCGGCGGCTTCGGCACATTGTGGGGTTGGCTGGCCTATGGCGAGGGCAATCCGCACCATCAACGCCATTTCAGCGATCCGCGCGAAAGCTACCGGACCCTATGGGACAGCATCAATGGCGATGGCGCATGGGCTGCCAATCCATGGGTCAGGGCGATCAGCTTCGACGTCATCAAGGCTAATATCGACAATCTACCGGAGGTCGCAGCATGAGGCACGCCCCCGCGCTCAAGGCCAGCACGGCCGCGCAACCGATCGACTATCTGGATTTCATTCGGTCGAAGATCATCACCCTGCCGCCGCTGGGCCTGCCCGTTGCGGCGAATGACGTGCATCCGATCCTGAAGGATCATCAGGCCGCGCTGGTCCGCTGGGCGGTCGAGGGCGGGCGCCGCGCGATCTTCGCGGCATTCGGCCTGGGCAAGAGCCTGATCCAGCTGGAGATCATGCGCCAGCTGGGCCAGCAGATGGGCGGGCGGCAGCTGATCGTCGTTCCGCTGACCGTGCTGGTCGAGTTCAAGCGCGACGCCGCGCTGCTGGGCATGGAGCCGGTGTTTATCCGCAGCACGGCCGATCTGGCGCTGCATGCCGATCAGCCTGCCGGCAGGCTGTACCTGACCAACTATGAATCTGTGCGCGACGGCAAGATCGACCTGACGCTGTTCAATGCGGCGTCGCTGGACGAAGCGTCCTGCCTGCGCGGCTTCGGCGGGACCAAGACGTTCCGCGAGTTCATGCGGCTGTTCGACGGGATGCAGTATAAGTTCGTCGCCACGGCCACGCCCTCGCCCAACGACTATATCGAGTTGCTGGCCTATGCCGCCTTCCTTGAAATCATGGATGTCGGGCAGGCGAAGACCCGTTTCTTCAAGCGGAACAGCGAGAAGGCCGACGAGCTGACCATCCACCCGCACAAGGAGGATGAATTCTGGCTGTGGGTCAACAGCTGGGCGGCGTTCGTCCAGCGGCCGAGCGATCTGGGCTTTTCCGACGAGGGCTATGAGCTGCCCGATCTGGACGTGCGCTGGCATGAGGTGGCGTCGGACCATAGCGCCGCCGGCGAGGATAAGGGCGGGCAAGGCCTGCTGTTGAAGAAGGATGCGATCGGCATTGTCGACGCATCGCGGGAAAAGCGCGAGAGCCTGGACGGTCGCATTGCCAAGATGATGGAATTGCGGGCGGAAGATCCGACAGCCCATCGGATCCTCTGGCATGATCTGGAGCGCGAGCGTGAGGCGATCGAGCGGGCTATCCCCTCGGTCGCCTCCATCTATGGATCGCTGGACCTGGACGCGCGGGAAAAGCGGATCATCGCCTTTTCCGACGGCGAGGTGCAGGAGCTGGCGGCCAAGCCGGTGCTGGCCGGGTCCGGCTGCAATTTCCAGCGGCATTGCCATTGGGCCATCTTCCTGGGCATCGGCTTCAAGTTCAACGACTTCATTCAGGCGATCCATCGCATCCAGCGCTTCCTGCAACAGCATCAGGTGCGGATCGACCTGATCTATTCGGAAGCCGAGCGGGCCGTTCGGCGCGTGCTGGAAGGCAAATGGGCGCGGCACAAGCTAATGGTTGCGCGCATGAGCGAGATCATCCGCACCTATGGTCTGGGGCTGACCGGCGCGCGGGAGGTGCTGGCGCGGTCAGTCACGTCGAAGCCCGCCTTCGAATGCGCAGAGGGGCCGGACTGGAAGGTCTGGGAGGGCGACACCGTGCTCCAGACGGCGCAGATGGCCAGCGACAGCGTGGGCCTGATCGTGACGAGCGTGCCGTTCGGGACGCAATATGAATATTCGCCGTCCTATAATGATTTCGGGCATACCGACGACAGCGACCATTTCTTTGCCCAGATGGACTATTTGTCGCCCGAATTGCTGCGCGTGTTGCAGCCGGGGCGCAGGCTGGCGGTGCATGTGAAGGATCGGGTCGTGCCGAGCGGCATGACCGGGCTGGGCTTTCGCACGATCGAGCCGTTTCATGCCCGGTGCATCGACCATTATCGCCGCCACGGCTTCGCCTATCTGGGCATGGTGACGATCGTCACCGATGTCGTTCGGGAAAATGCGGGCACGTACCGGCTGGGCTGGACCGAGCAATGCAAGGATGCGTCCGGCATGGGCGTGGGCCTGCCCGAATATCTGCTGCTGTTCCGCAAGCCGCCGACCGATCGCAGCAACGGCTATGCCGATGTGCCGGTGGCCAAGGGTAAGCCGCTGGTCGAATTTATCCGCGACGATGACCTGATCGAGGGCGAAGGCCTGTCCGACGTGCTGGAGCCGTGGGACGACAAGGCGGTGCGTGAATTGCGCGCGCGGCCGGCACCGGGCACAGGCTATTCGCGGGCGCGGTGGCAGACCGATGCGGCCGGTTACTGGCGGTCGAACGGCAACCGGACCTTGCTGCCCGAGGACCTGGCTGGCCTGCCCTGGGACAGCGTCTATCAGCGGGTGCGCGCATGGAGCTGGGCCACGGTCTATGACCATGAGGGTCATGTCGCGCTGATGGAGGCGGCGGAGGCGCGCTGGGCGCTGCCCACCGACTTCGCGCTGATGCCGGTGCAAAGCTGGCATCCCGATGTATGGACCGACGTGGCGCGGATGTATGGTGCGAACACGATGCAGTCGGCCAAGGGCCGGGAACAGCATCTGTGCCCCCTTCCCTTCGATATCGTCGACCGCGCGATCAGGAATTGGAGCAATCCCGGCGAGCTGGTCTATGACCCGTTCGGCGGCCTGATGACCGTGCCGCTGCGCGCGGTGAAGCATGGCCGCCGGGGCGCGGCCAGTGAGTTGAACCCGGACTATTTCCGCGATGGCGTGAGCCTGCTGCGCGAACAGGATGCGGGGCGCGCGACGGGCGACCTGTTCAGCCTGCTGGCCGATATGGGAGAGGCGGCGTGAGCGCGATAGACCAATTTACGCGCTTCCTCTGCTCAAAATGCGGGGCCGCCGGCTTTGATAGTTGGAACAAAGCGATGTTTGATGGCGTCGTTCACGATCCGAGCGCTCTGCCAAATCCGTGGATATTGGGCGACCAGTGCCAAGCCTGCACGTGGCCCGCAGTCACCTGTTACACAATTCCCGGCGAAGCGCCGCGTGCGATCTTCGGGCCTCATCTGCACGGCTTTGCATATGAAGGCAAAGCTATGGAGCTGATCGTCGCCGACCCTTCTTCTGGCCAACTTTTACTCCCTTCGGCGGCCCGCGATGCCGACTGGAGCCGGGGGTGCCTTCACGCGAAACATTCGGAGAGCGCTATATGACCGCCTGCATCAACAAGAGCGTGCTTTGCGGCTTCCTGGGCGAAGACCCTCGCAGCGCCGACCTGCCGAATGGCGGATCGGTCGTATCTCTGCGCCTCGCTACCACGGAGACGTGGAAGACAGCCGACAATCAGCGCAAGTCTGCGACCGAGTGGCATAATGTCGCGATCTTCAACGAGGCGCTGGGCAAGGTTGCCATGTCCTATCTGCGCAAGGGCAGCGCCGTCTATGTCGAGGGACAGCTGCGTCATCGCAAATATACCGATCGCGCAGGCGTCGAGCGCTGGATCGCCGAGGTTGTGCTGCCCAAGGGTCGCGGCGAACTGAAGCTGATGGACACGCGCCAGGACGAGGCTGCGCGCCGCGAAGCCAGCGGCCGGGATCGCGCCGCCGGCGATGGTCCCGAGCTGGACGATCACGTGCCTTTCTGACGCCCGCATGGGCGCGCCCGCCCGTCTGACGCCAGCACCGATGATTGATTGACCGGGGAGCGATGTGCTTGCGCCGGGGGGAATTTCTGACTGTGAGCCAATCCGCGCCGTTATTGTCACCGCTGGGTCAAGCCGCCCTGAGCTACGCCCGCAAAGGCTGGCCCGTCTTCCCATGCCGTGAACGCGATTTTTCGATGGTGAAGGGCAATGGCGACACGATCGTCCTGAAGGCCAAGGCGCCCTATAGCGGCAGCGGCGTCAAGGATGCGACCCGCGACGAAGAGGTCATCAAGGGGTGGTGGCGGCGCTGGCCCAATGCCATGATCGGGCTGGCGATGGGCCATAATGGCCTTTTCGCGCTCGATTTCGACCCGCGCACGGATGACGATACGGGCGAGGTTTTCACGCTCGACACGTTGAAGACAGCGCTGGTCGAGCAGATGGGTTGCGATCTGCCGCGCAGCCTGTCCGCCATGACGCAGAGTGATGGCGTCCATGTCTATCTGCTCCAGCCCAAAGACGGCGAACCGATCCGGAATCGGGGAAACCTGCCCCGGCATGTCGATGTGCGCGGCCTTGGCGGCTATGTCATCGCGCCGCCGTCGATTCTCTATCGGGAAGATGGGACGGAAGGCCGCTATAGCTGGCTGTCGAACCGCCATGACGATCCGGTCGAGGCACCGGCTGCGCTGATCGAGATATTGCGGTCGAAAGGGAAGAAGGCGGTCAAGGATCGCGGCGCCGCGCGGCCGAGCGCTTCGCCGGCGACGTCCGCCGCGGCGCCACCCGCCGATGCGACGCAGGCGGAGATCGATGCGATCCGCAAATATGGCCTTTCGGCGCTGGACGCCGAATGCAAGGCGGTGCGGTCTGCAAAGTCGGGATCGCGCAACGATCAGCTGAATGAGAGCGCGCTGAAGATCGCGTCACTGACCGTGTCGACGCCCTTCCCTGCGCTCGAGGCCCGCTTTGCCCGGTCGGCGATCGAGGCGGCCGCGCGCGACAATGCCGGTGATGACGATGATCGCCAGCTCGACGCCACGATCAACAGCGGCTGGACCGCCGGGGAGGCAACTCCCCGTGACCTGACCGACGTCGCGACGCGCGCGCGCCAGCGCGCGGAGCGTCCACATCGTTCCTCCCGCTCTTCCGCCTCCGCTCCTCCCCCATCGACTGATTATGGCGAGCCAAGCTCCCACGCGGGAGGGGAAGGCAGCAAAGCCCGCAAAAAGGGGGGTGGGGCTGCTGTAGATGCGGCTGTGACGCTGGAATGCGCGCGCTACCCCATGACGGACCTGGGCAATCTGGAGCGTTTTCTGGCCCGTTTCGGGCAGGATTTCCTGTGCGTGGCGGCATGGGCCGAGAGCAGTTCGTCGCCGGGCTATATCGCGTGGGACGAAACGCGGTGGAACCGCAGCATGGCCGACGCCCTGTTTGGGATCGCGGCGCAGCGGATGGTGCGGCTGATACAGGATGAGGCCGATTTCATCCGCGCTAGCGGCGTGCCGTTCCCGCCGGAGGAAGGCGACATTCCCGAGCCTGAGGATGATCGGCCGGAAGAGCCGGAGGATGAAGAGGCGTCCGCCGATCCCGGTTGGGCCGAAAAACAGTTCATCAAGGCGGAGGAAAAGCGCCAGGCGCGCCGTAGCGCCATGTGGTATTTGCAGCGCAGCCTTGCGCGCAAGACGCGGCACGACGGCGATCGGCACGACTTCATCTACCAGGTGAAGAGCAATGGCGATATCGTGCTGTTTTCCGACAAATTGGCGGCATGGGGCCGCACATCGGAGAGCAGCGGTCATATCGAGTGCCTGCGCAAGCTGGCGCCGCCGCGCCTGTCGGCCCGGCCGGAGGATTTCGACGCCGATCCGCTGGCGTTGAACGTCCAGAACGGGACGTTGGTGTTCCAGCGGCCCGAGGGCGGCAAGCCTGCGCGCGTGGAGCTGCGCGAGCATCGGCGCGAAGACAAGATCACGAAGGTTGCCCGTGCGGTCTACCAGCCCGGCGCGACCTGCACGCAATTCGATGGCTTTCTGGAACAGGTACAGCCGGCGGCCGACATGCGCGACTGGCTGATGCGATGGTCGGGCTATAATGCGCTGGGTATCGCCGATGCGCAGGTGATGGCGCTGTTCTATGGCGAGGGATCGAACGGCAAGGGCGTCTGGGTCCAGACCCATGCCCATATCCTTGGCGACTATGCGTGGGCGACCGGCATCGAAACCTTTATGGATAGTGGGTTCAAGCGCAATGGTGGCGGCCCCTCGCCCCACCTTGCCGCATTGCAGGGCCGCCGCATGGTCTATGCAAACGAGCCGGAGGATAATAGCAAGTTTTCCGATGGTCTGGTGAAGTCCCTGACATCGGACGAGCCGATCGGCGGCGTGCGCGAGCTATATGGTCCCGCGTTCGAACTGCTGATCACTTTCACCAATACGGTTATGGCGAACAACCTGCCGCGCATCGGCACCGACTTCGGTATCCGGCGGCGCATGCAGGTCGTCCCCTGGGCGATCATCATCGCCAAGGAAGATCAGGACCCGCTGCTGAAGGCGAAGCTGCGCGACGAAATGTCGGGCATCCTCAATCGGATGATCGAGGGTGCGCTCGCCTATCTGACGGACGGGCTGACCATGCCTGACGCGATGATCGAGGCGACGCAGGCCTATCATGAAGATAACGATCTGTTGGGCCAGTTCCTGACCAAGTGTGTCGCGCGCGAAGCGGGCAACACGGTCGGTTCGATGGCGCTGCACGAATTGTTCGTGGCGTGGCAGACATGGTCGGAGAATCTGCCGCAGACCGGCAAGCCATGGTCCGCCAAGAAACTGCGCGCCGAGATGGAGCGCAAGAGCTTCAAGATCAACAAGTCCAGCACGATGAAGTGGCAGGACATCATGTTGCGGTACGACGCCATCGACTTTGTGGAGGATGGCAAGCCCGTGCAGCGCGATTTGCCGCCGCCGCGTCATCCAGACCTGCCGAGCGCCGGTGCGCCGCTGGGTGCGCCTGCGTCGCGGGCACCGGAGGAAGCTCCCCCCGTGCCCCCCTCACCATTGCCGCCGCCGAGTTTCGATGACGACGATCTTCCGCCCTGATCCTCCCTTCCTCCCGTGATTGGGAGGGTCGCAATCCATTCTTTTTCGCTGATTTCTGCCGTTCTGGGAGGATCAGGGAGCTTGGGAGGATGATTGCGCAAACTTTTATAGAGCGCGTGAAGAGTGATGTCCGGACGCGCTTATCGGTCCTTCGGTCGAGAGCAAAACATGCACCATATGCCGCCCTGATCCTCCCACACTCCCAAATCTGGGAGGATGGGCGATGCTCATTTTCCGCAGATTTCCGCGAGTTTGGGAGCTTGTGGGAGCTTGGGAGGGAGAAACAGCAAATCCCACGGGTGCGCGCACGTACGCGCGTGACACATGCGCGTGCGCGCGCGCGGACTTATTAGGATATTCCTCCCATGCTCCCAACTAACAACGATCCTATTGATATTATTACTATTCTCCCTCCCATATCTCCCTCCCAAGAGAGGGAGGAAGGGAGGATGTATAGTTTTGCCGATGTCGAAACGCGGTTGGTCGAGGCGATGCTGGTGATGCGGCGCATGTCCGACCGGGAAGCGGGATGGCTGAAGGTCAAGGCGTGCTGGCCTGACATCGTGCGGGAAGATGCGCGCGGCGACTATGATGCGCGAGGCGTGGACATGGGGCCGCCGCCGCTGCGGCCGCTGCCAGCATCGCGGCGGGACATCGCCGATATGGAAGAGGCATTCGGATGGGTGATGGCGGTGAAGCCGGAGGAACGGAAGCTGATCGGGCTGGCCATCACCGCCCTGGCACGGGGCGTGAAGCAGGTGCCATGGATGCAATTGCGCAAGCCAATGGGCGTCAAGCTGGGCGCTGACGGGCTGCGGATGCGCTATGGCCGGGCCATGCACAAGGTCACGAAGGCGGCTAATGCCGCGATTTCAAAGGCTTCGCTATGTCAAACGGTATAAGTTGCGACCTTACAATTATGTTTGTTCGGATCGGCGGCTGTTTCAGCATATAGATATCTACGCTTGGGAACGGCCTATGGTTGTTCGGGGCGATCCTCTCCTAACCTTGCAACGCCCCGTCTGGCTCCCTTGCCCGGCGGGGCGTTGCCGTTTCGGGCGGCGGCAGGGCAACCCCTCCCCCCAACGGGTCCTTACCGGCCCCGGCCCTAGTGCGGTGGGGCGAGGCGCTGCGCTCGGCGGTTCATGCCCCCATCGCCATTATGAACTTTGTGAACTGAACGGAGCGAGGTGCATGGCGCGACTGTCGAGCATCAAGCCCGCACTCGGATCGCTGCGCCCGACCATTGGGCGCCTGCCGGGGCGCGAGGCATATGATGCTGATCGCCGCACCCTCGCATGGCGCGGTTGGTACAAGCTGGCGCGGTGGAAACGCCTGCGCCTCGTCATCTTCGCTCGCGACCTGTTCACCTGCCAGATGGAAGGGTGCGGCAGGATCGAGGGCGACACGTCACGGTTGGTGGCGGATCACATCCGTCAGCATCGGGGCGACGAACGCCTGTTCTGGGACGAAGGCAACCTCCAGACCCTGTGCAAGCCCTGTCACGACGGGGCGAAGCAACGGCAGGAGCGGCGGGAAGCCTGACCCCCCCCCGGGGGGGTAAAATCGCCGGAACGCCTCCGAGCCAAGGACCGCTATCCGTCTCACGTGGGGATTTTTTATTTTGGGCGATGTATTTTTGAAGGGAGAGGTCGACATATTCGGCGACCCCGTGCCCGCGTCGCGTGGCAAAAAGGGGCGGCCACCCCACGTGCCAACCGCAGAAAACCGCCGTTTTGTAACCCTTTCATTGGCTTGCGGCCATGATGAAGATGCCATCGCGGCCGCGCTTCGGATCACCGTTAAGACGCTAAACCGCCATTATTTTCATGAGCTTGATGGCAAGCTGTCTGCCCGTCTGCGGCTCGACATGAAGAACATGGCAGCACTGGTGGCAAAAGTGGAAGAAGGAAGCGTCTCCGCGATGGCTCAGCTGGATCGCAAGATCGAGCGGATCAAGCAGCAGGAGACAGCCAAGAGATATCAGCAGCGTTCGCCTGACCCCGTGCCTGCGCCGACAGGTAAGAAAGACGCGGAGCGCGCGGCGGCGGCGAAGGTCGCGGGCAAATATGCCGCTCCGAGCGCGCCGACTATAAACTGATCTGATGGCTCCGCTCGAATGGTCCACCTCCTGCCCGGACTGGGAGGAGCGGATTGTCCGTCGTGAAAGCATGGTACCGCCGCCGCTGTTTCCCGACGAGGCAGCGGCGGCACTGGATGTTTTCAAGGGGCTGCGGATTGCAGATGTAATCGGTCAGCCGACCTTCGGTGAATCGTGCGAACCATTCGTGTTCGAGTTCGTAGCGGCGATCTTTGGTGCCTATGACGCCAGCAGCGGCCGACGCCTGATCCGTGAATTCTTCCTGCTGATTAGCAAGAAGAACACGAAATCAACGCTGGCCGCCGGCATCATGGTCACCGCATTAGTGCGCAACTGGCGGCACTATAACGAACTGCTTGTGCTGGCGCCGACGAAGGAGGTCGCTGACAACGTCTTCGATCCGGCCATGGGTATGGTACGCCTGGACGAAGACCTATCGACGATCCTCAAGATCGTAGAGTCCGAGCGCACGATCAAACATCTTGTGACGCATGCCGAGATGAAGGTCGTTGCGGCCGACAGCGGCATCGTTAGCGGAAAGAAGGCTGGCTTCGTTCTGGTCGACGAGCTTTGGAAATTCGGCAAAGACCCCAAGGCCAGCAATATGCTGCTGGAGGCCACCGGCGGGCTGCTCAGCCGCCCAGAGGGTTTTGTGGCATTTCTGACCACGCATTCTGACGAAGCGCCCAGGGGCGTGATGAAGGAGAAGCTAGACGTATATCGGGCTATTCGTGACGGGACTGTCGCGAATCCGCGCAAGCTTGGCCTGCTGTACGAGTTTCCGAAGAAGATGCTGGAGGCCGAGGAATATCTTGATCCCAAGAATTTCTATGTCACCAATCCTAACTTGGGCCGATCAGTCGATGTCGAGACCATCCTCGAAAAGTTCGACGAGGCGAAGTTGGGCGACCCTGGAGCGCTTCAGGCGTTCCTGGCAAAGCATCTGAATGTCGAGATCGGAACGCGGCTTAGCCGGGACCGCTGGACCGGGGCTGAATTCTGGGATGGTGCGATCGACCGCACGATTACCGTCGATGAACTGATCCGGCGTTGCGAGGTCATCGTCGCAGGGGTTGATGGTGGCGGTCTCGACGACCTTTTGGGGCTTTGCCTTATCGGCCGAGAAAAGGGATCGAAACGCTGGCTCGTCTGGTGCCATGCCTGGGCATGGTCGATCGTCTGGAAGCGTCGGCAGGACATCGTCACTAAGCTTAATGAACTGATTGCTGAAGGGTCGCTAACCCGTTGTGAGATGGTCGACGATGATCTGGTGATCGACGCTGATGTCGATGAGACCGAGGCCGAGCAGGGCGATCTGACCGAGGACGTCCAGGGCGTCGTCGAGATACTGGTCAAGGTTCGTGATGCGGGCCTGTTTCCGGAGGCCGGCGCGATCGGGCTTGACCCTATGGGCGTCGCCGCGATCGTCGACGAGCTGTCGTCCAATAGTTTCGACAGCGCGACCCAGTTGGTGTCCATCCCGCAAGGCTACAAGCTCAGCGGCGCTGTCAAAGGTTCGGCGCGGAAGCTCGCGGCCCGTACAATGCGCCACGCTGGGACGGCGCTTATGCAGTGGTGTGTCGGCAACGCGAAGATGGAGCCTCGCGGTACCAGCGCCGTCGCCATCGTGAAATCAGAGCCTGGCGCGAAAATCGACCCGCTCGCAGCGATGTTCAACGCTGTCACGCTCATGACGCGAAATCCCGAGGCCGCTGGCGGCTTCATTTATGAAGAAAGGGGCATGTTGGTAATCTGATGCCCAGTCCAGACGATTATATCCGCGCCGCAAATGGGCGCTACAACACCGCCGATAGCCGCACTGCTGTAGCGCCGGTGGCTGGGCGCCCTGCGCCGTCCAATGTGACGGATGGCCGGTTCTTCGGTGATGAGACATGGACCACCCTTGCATCGGCGATCCCCGTCGAAGCGAACACGGCCGAGACAGCCGCTCGCGTCGCCGCTGTTTTCTTCTGTGTGTCGATCATCGCCGAGGCAGTCGGCAGCCTCTCGCTCGAATTCAAGGATAATAACGGGCCTCGGAACGACTTTCCGCTGGCCAATGTGCTGGCCTATGAGCCGAACCACCTTCAGACCGGTGCCGAATTCTGGGCATCCATGGCTTTCACCTGCGTCCTGCGGGGCGAAGCCTTCGCCGAGCCAACGGTCGGGATGGATGGTTTGGAAATCTGGGCGCTGGATCCGCTTCGCACTGTTTCCACTTGGGGTGAGCGCAGCCTGACGGTGGATTATCAGCCAGAACGTGGGCCGCGCCGCCGCTTATTGCCGCAGGAGTTGTTCTGGTTCACCGGCCTGGCCGATGGCGGTCTACGGCCCCTGACGCCGTGGAAACAGGCCAAAGGCGCGATCGACTTCCAGCTGGCGCTGGAAGTGGGCGCGCGCGCCTTCTTCCGCAACGACCGTCGTCCATCTGGCATAGTCACGACGGACGCAAAACTGACGGAGGAATCGGCGGAACGGATCGCGGAAGGCGTAAAAAAGTGGAAACGCGGCGGGACGCCAGTGTTCGAACAGGGCCTTAAATACGCCCCGGTCGGCGACAGCAACACAGACGCCCAGCTGGTCGAACTGTTCAAGCAGCGTACCCTAGAGTTAGGCCGCTACTGGCGCATACCACGGTCCATGACCGGAGACGAAGGCGGCAACGCGGGCAATAATGAGCAGGACACACGTTCATTCGTGAACTGGGCTGTTCGTCCCCTCACGCGCCGGATCGAGCAGGCAATCACGGTCCGTTTGCTCCCGCCTGATTTGCGTCTTCAGAATGTCAGGGCAAAGTTCAATCTGGACAGCATGCTGCGCGGCGATGCCGCCACTCAATGGAAAAACGCGGTGCTGGCGCGCACGGCGGGCATCCTCAGCGTCGATGAAATCCGGACCGACTGGTTCGGTCAGACGCCTGTCAACGAAGATTGGTCGCGCGATCCGCGCGCGCCGCTCAACAGCAACCGCGCAGCCGACACTACAACTGGCGGTGAGACTGCCCCACAAGACAAGGTGAACTAGACGATGGACCGGTTCCACGCTCCCTCCGCCCTGTGGGCAATGCATCCTGGCTTTTTAGAGACCATGCTCAAGAGCGGCTCGATCGATGCCATGCTGCCGGATTCGATCCGTCAACTGGCGGCGGCCATGAGTGGTGGACAGGCGGCGGCAAAGCCTGCCGATCCGATCCGCGACGGTTCGACGCTGATCATTCCGGTGCGCGGTACGCTCGCCCCCCAAGGTCTGTCCGGCACGACTTACTATAATGTCCTGGCTGATCAGGTCCGTGACGCGGCGGCGGATGACAAGATCGGCGCCATCGTTCTCGCAGTTCGTTCGCCCGGCGGCTATGTCTGGGGATGCGCGGAGTGCGGCGACGCCATTTTTGAAGCGCGGCAGTCCAAACCCGTCATCGCCGTCGCTGACCCCTATTGCTTCTCGGCTGCCTATTGGCTCGCGACGCAGGCCACCGCCTTCTACTGCACGACAAGCGGGGAAGTGGGTTCGGTCGGCGTGAGGTCGGGTCATACCGACATGTCGGGCTTTGAAAGCAAGATCGGGATGGTAACGACGCTGGTCGCATCGCACCCCGACAAGATCGCCGGCCATCCTTATGGCCCGCTTGCCGACGAAGATCGCGCGGAGATCCAGCAGGGCGTCGACGAATCGAACGCCTTGTTCGCAGCGGCCATTGCGCGCGGCCGTGGCATGAAGGTGTCCGATGTCGCTGCGGTGCATGGAACTGGTAAGACATTCTCCGCGCCGCGCGCTATGGCTAACGGCGCGATCGATGGTGTCAGCACGCTTCGCGACGTTGTCGCCAAATATAACACCGGTCGCGCTCGCCTGTCGCTGATGCGGCGGCAGGCAGCGGCGATGGAAATGGCCCTAGCCATTTAACGAGATCCTCCGTCCGGAGGTAAGACGGGCGGGCCGCTGTGGTCCGCTCGATGCGGGCGCACGCCCACCCACCAACGAAAAGGAAAATCCATCATGAACCTTGCGGTTCTGAAAGCGGAGGCGCGTGCGACCGCTCAGCGGCAACAGGCGCGTCTCCAGACGGCAATCGACGAAAATCGCGACTTCACGGCCGAAGAAGAAGCGGCCGACGCTGACGACAAGGCCAAGCTGGCGCGCCTGACCGCGCAGATCCAGCGCGCAGAAGCCGCCATGACCGCCGCTGCGGCTGTGGGAGCCTCGCCCGCCGAAACACCGCCGTCGCAGGCGCCTCCCGCCGGTACCGTGCCGGCGCAGCCGCGCGCCGCGCTCGACACCGGCGGTTTCCGCGATCTGGCCGAATTTGCCCAGGCCGTCCGCTGCGCCAATCCGCAAGCGGGTCAGGGCTTCCGCATGGACGATCGTCTGGCCGCCCCCGCGAACGTCCATATGGAAGGCGGCGACGAGATGGGCAGCTATCTTGTGCCACCCGAATTCCGCCAGCAGATTACCGATCTGGTCTTCGGCGGCGGCAATGATCCGATCATGGATTTGATCGCGCCGGAGGCAACCGGCTCCAATCGTGTCATTGGTCTGGGCGACGAGACCACCCCATGGGGTTCCACCGGCGTAAAGGCCTATTGGCGGGTCGAAGCCGAGCAGATGCGTCCCACGCGCGCCCAGCTGACGCCGCGCGAAACCAAGCTGAACGAAATCTACGCCTTCGTGCTGGCGAGCGAGGAATTGCTTCAGGATGCCCCCCGCGTTGCCGGGCTGTTGACCAATCATGCGTCGGCCGCCATCCGCTGGACGGTCGCCGAAGCCTTCATGTTTGGCGATGGCATCGAAAAGCCGCTGGGCTGGATGGCGTCGCCCGCCGCGATCACGGTGCCGAAGGAAGTCGGTCAGGCGGCCATGTCCTTCACGCGCCGCAACTTCTTCCAGCTCTACTCGCGTATGATCATGCCGAGCCAAGCCACCTGGTTGATGAACAGCGAAGCGGTCGAGGCGCTGGCTGACCTGAACGACGAGGCGAAGCGTCCGGTCTGGCTCGAAAATTTCCACGACAGTCCCGGCGGTGCGATCCTTGGCCGCCCTGTCGTCTTCAACGAACACTCGCCTTCGCTGGGCCAGCGCGGTGACGTCCAGTTCGTCAATCCGAATGGCTATGAGGCGTTCCGTCGACAGAACGCCGCTACCTTCGCCGAGTCGATCCATCTTTATTTCGACTACGCGCTGACAGCATTCCGCTGGATGTTCCGCATCGGCGGACAACCGGTCCTGTCGAAGCCGATCCAGATGCCCAAGAGCAGCCGGACCAAGTCTCACTTCGTCACGCTCGCCGAGCGCGCCTGACCTTTCGAGGAGAAACGACCATGTTTCACAATCTCAATCTGTCGTCGCGGATCGCGCTGCTCGGAGGTATCAGTCCTCGGGTAGCTGCGGTCGGCTCCGTCAGCACGCCTTGGCTCGACATACAGATGCTGTTCACGGTCATGGCGCTCATCAGCATTGGCGCATTTGGTGCGAATGCTACGATCGACGCCCAGATCGAGCAGGCGACCGACGGCAACGGTGCGAATGCCAAGGTGGTACCGGGCAGCCAGATCACCCAGCTGGTCGCTGCTGGCGGTAACGATCGCCAGGCGCAGATCGACCTCCGGCAGGAGGATTTCGATCGCAATGCGGGTTTTCGCTATTTCCGTCTGACCGTGACGGTTGGCGGGGCTGCGACCCAATTGGCGGCGCTGATCCTTGGCACGGACTTCCGTGCGGGCAACGGCACGAGCAATGACGCGGCATCCGTCGCGCAAACGGTCTAAGGAGGCTGCCATGATCGAGTTCCTAGTGGACTATCGGACGGAGTCTTTGCCGTCGGAGGCCTTTAAGAAAGGCGAGCAGGTCACTCGTGAGGAGACCAGCGAGCGCTATTTCGTCGGTCGAGGCCTTGCCGCTTATGTCATCGACGGGAAACTGGTCGACGCTAACCACCTGCCGATCGTCACCGATACGGTCGTTGTCGAAGTCGTCCGCCCGGGTGAACGGCGCGCAGACCTTGCTGTGCGTGCGGGCGAAGTCATGACGGACCAGCCTCCACGCGCAACATCCGGTCCCGGCGCGCCGTTCGTCGAAGCGGCAGCGGGTGTTGAAGGCGCTCCCGCCGTCGTGCTGGAAGCCGAAATCGAGCGGCTGAAAGCAGCGTTGGCGACCGGGAACGACCTTTTCCGCGATATGAATAGTTCGCATGAGGAGAAGGCTACCAGCTTGCTCGCCGACATCGATCGGTTGAGGAAGGACAACGCTGATTTGCTGGAAGCGCGCGATCGAGCGGCCAATGATCTGACAGAACTTCGGACGCAGCACGATGACATCGTGAATGAGTATAAATCGGCGCGAGAAGAGCTGGACAAGCGCGACGATCGTATCGCCTCCCTCGAAGCGCAGCTGACCCCCGTGCGCCAGGCTGGCGACGGCAGCAAAGATGATGAACAGCCGGCAAAGACCGGCAAAACCAAGGGTTGACCCGATGAGGCGCGTCATCGTCACCGTTCCACCCGAACGCTTCGTTTCGGTCGATCAGGCTAAACAGCACTTGCGGGTGGACGGTGGCGATGACGACCTCCTGATTACGGCCTTCATCGATGCCGCCACCATGCATATCGACGGCCCAGATGGTTGGCTAGGACGGGCGATTGGTGTCCAGACGCTCGAAGCTGGATTGGACGGGTTCGTTTACGAGCAGATTTCGCTTCCATATCCACCTACACTCTCGGTCGAGGGCATTGTGTACGACGATGCCAGCGGTATCGAGCGCGTGCTTGATCCCTCAGCATATGAGTTCCGCGGCGGTGTCATTGGCTCCGCTTGGGGCAATTCATGGCCCACTACGAAATTGTGCCGTGGTCCGAGCCGATCGGTTCGTGTCACCTACCGTGCAGGATATGAAACCGTCCCGGCACCGATTGTCGTCGCTATCCTGATGATGGTCGGTGACCTCTATCGCTTTCGCACGACGGCATCTGACATGAGTATGGCGACATCCGTCATCCCGATGTCTGTCGGGGTGGAAACCCTGTTGCAGCCCTATCGGGTATATCGCGCGTGACGCTTGACCCTGGGACGCTAGATCGCCGCATTCGGATCGAGCGGCCGATCGCAGATAATGGCTTCGACGGCGCTGGCTCTGGCGCATGGGAGCCTGTCGTCACCGTCTGGGCCAGCGTAAAAGATGCGCTGCCAAGCCGAGGTGACAAGCTGGCCGAGGGCATAAACATGTCTGCGCGGCCTGCGCGGGTGCGCATGCGCTTTCGTGAGGACATCACTCCGGACATGCGGTTCATTTTCGGCAGCCGCATCATGCAGATCGTCTCCGGCCCGGCGGAACTGGGTCGACGTGAGGCGCTGGAATTCATGGTCGAGGAATATAGGCCAGCAGGCAATCCGGCCTGATGGTTAAGGTCAGGGGCAAGAGTGAGGTTCGCGCTTACATGGCGGCCTTGCCAGCCCAGATTACCAGCGTATTGCGCGGTGCGGCGCGTGCGGGTGGCAAGATCATTGCCGATGAGGCGAAGGCGCGGGTCATATCGCAGGAGGTAGCGGACGATATCGTCATCCGCAGCCGCATGGATGACGGGCGCATCGTCGTCACCATCACGGTGAAAAAGGGCTTCAGCTGGTCGATCGGCCTGTGGCTGGAGCAAGGGACCGACGCGCATTTCATTACCGTCGATGATCGGCAGCGTGGCGGGCGCGGCATTCGGCGCATCAATCAGCAGGTGCGCGAGGCCGGTGGCGATGGATCGCTGGTCATTGGCGGCCAGTTCGTCGGCAAGACGGTCTGGCATCCCGGCGCGCAGCCGCACCCGTTCCTGCGCCCGGCGCTGGACGTGAAAGAGGGCGAGGCGATCCGCGCCGCCCAGTCTTACATCAATGCCCGGATCGCCAAGGGCCGGATCATCGGGCGGCGGGAGGATGATCATGACGATCGAGGGTAGCGACATCATCGGCGCGCTGCTGCTGGAGGGCGCAGACCTGATTGCCGTCGTTCCCGCCGATCGCATCAGGGCGGGCCGACTTCCAGAGGGCATCCCGCTCCCCGCCCTGCTGGTCAGGGGCGTCAGTTCGGTCGCCCGGCAGCCGTTGAAGCGCAACGGGCCGGTGCGGCGCACAGATCGCGTGTCGGTCACCGTGCGGGCCGACAGCCATCGCGACCGCAAGGATATCATATCGCTGGTGCGCCGCTTCTGCGCCTTTCGCACCGGTCAGTTGGGCGGCGGGCAGAATGTGTCCGTGCTGAGCGCCGGGACCGGTCCCGACGTGAACGGCCCCGGCGACAGCTTCGAGAAAACACAGGATTTCCGCGTCAGTTGGGACGCGGAAGATTAAGCAGGAGACTGACATGTCCACCAAGAAGGCCAAGGTGCTGCGCGATTTCAAGGATGCGGGCACCGAAAAGACGTTCGCGGCCGAAGCCGTTGTCGACCTGACCGAAGGCGAGTTCGCCAACTATGCCGCCGCTGGCCTGGTTGAGGCCGCCAGCGCCACCGACGCCAAGGTCGACACCAAGAAGGCCTAATCACCTTGTCCGCCCGCGCGGACGCTTTCGCCGGCTGATCCGGCAATCCATTCAGGAGTATCATCATGGGTTCTAGCACTGCTGCGGGTTCGACGATCGCCTTTTCGGCCGCCGCCCCCGCCACTTTCGACGCGGCCGGTTACGGCGCGCTTACCTTCACCGAAGTCGGTGGCGTAGAGTCCATCGGCACGCTTGGTGCTTCCACCGGCAAGGTCGATTTCCAGCCCCTGAAGGGGCCGAGGGAAAAGCATAAGGGGTCGACCGACTATGGTTCGCTTCAGCCATCCATTGCGCTGGACGACGCGGACGCCGGTCAGACCCTGATGAAGACCGCCGCCGAACCTGACAATAATGCGCTCTATTCGACCAGGGTGATCTATCCGAGCGGCGCTAAGCGGTTCTTCCAGAGCCGTGTTTTCGGGTGGCCGGAAGATGTCGGCGGCGCTGACAGCATCCTGATGGCAAAGCCGACGGTCGAGATCAACACGAAGATCGTCAAGGTGGCCGCGACCTAACAATCCACCAGTTTCCGGCGCTCCTGCCGGTTCATGCGCATCAACCCGCCCCGCATATCGCGGGTTTGCGGGGCGGGTTGATGCACCCTTCCCGCGAAAGGAAAATATCCATGTTCGACATTACCAGTCAGGCGGCGATCGACACCACCGCCGTTCACCTCAAGGGCCGCGATGGCGAATTTCTCTATACGACGGACGGCAAGCCGGTGCAGATCGTCATCTACGGTCCCAGCTCCAAGCAGTTTTCCGTGATCGAGGCGCGCCAGACAAACCGCGTGCTGAAGCGCATGAACGATAATGACGGCAAGCATACCGCCGTCGCGCCCGAACAGCGCGCCGCCGAACAGGCCGAGGATCTGGCGGAATTGACCGTCTCGTTCGAAAATCTGGCCTATCCGCCCGCTGGCACGCTCAAGGGCAAGGAATTGTTCCAGGCGCTCTATGCTGACAGCACGCTTGGCTTCATTCCGCCCCAGATCATCAAGGCGATGAAAGACTGGGGAAACTTCAAGCCCGGCTCGACCGGGAACTAACCCTTTATATCCGGCAGATGGCGTGGCTCAATGCCACGCCGAAGCCACCACCGGGCAGCAAGCGGGCGGCGGCGAAAGATCAGCCGCCGCCGGTCAGCCGGATAGACCAGATGAAGCGGAACAAGATCGTTCCGCAGATGCCGCCCAATCCCGCGCCGCATATCATCACCCGACTGGTGGAAATCGGCCTGACCGAAGCCGCCGGCATGGGCGCCGGGCCGATCAGCTGGCAGAGCATAGATGCATGGTGCAACCGCACCGCCATCGACCTGTCGCCCTGGGAGGCCCGGCTGCTGCGGTCGCTGTCCGTTTCCTATGTGGCGGAGGGGCGCAAGGCGGAGAGCGAGAATTGCCCGGCGCCCTGGCGTCACGAAGTGACCGATCGGGAAAAGGAAGTCGAGGTTCAGCGGTTGCAGATGCTGCTGGGCTGACTTCGGTTGCGACCGGCGGAAATTGTTTTAGGTTCGCCGCCTCATCATGGAGCGGGGAGACATATGGGTCTAATCATTATCGGCATCGTCTTGTTGCCACTCATCATAATGTTCTTTTCGAAATTCGGTCGCAACAAAATGGCCGACGCTTTCTTCGCCCTGGGCGATATTCGCGGGAAGCCGATAAACTCCCTCATTCAAAAGGTGGGTAAGCCGAACTCCATTTCGTCAGCCGCAAACGGCAATATGCTGTATCAGTGGATGAAGATATCCGGCAGGCGGTCAGCACATTATGCAATTCTGGTCGACCCTGATGGAAACGCCATCGGGTACACGCACCAACATACCACCTGACTACTTTAGCGGGTGACGACGCGGCCCTGACGGGCTGAACAATATTTTGCGGTTTCGATCAGGCTGCCGGGATGGTCCCGGCGGCCTTTTTTGGCGTGGGGTTTCTGGATGGACGACAGCGACAGCCCCGGCCTTGGCGTCGGTTTTGCGATCGACCCTGAAGGTTCGTTCGATGTCCTGCGCCAGTTGCAGGCCGCGATGGACAGCACCGAAGGCAAGATCATCGCCGAAGCGGCCCGGATCGAGGCGGCCACGGGCAAGATGATCAATCTGGGCGGCGCCACCGCGCAGGTCACGTCCTTCAGCAACGCCACAACCCGCGACATGGCGATCGTCGCGCGCGAGACGGCCCGTGCCGAAAAGGCTGGCGAAAGCCTGTCGCGCCAGTTGGAGCGACAGGCGGCATCGTTCGGCAAGACGCGCGAGGAAATGCGCGCGATGAAGGTGGAGGCTGCCGCGCTGGCAGCGGAACAGCAGGGCCTGACCGAACTGGCCACCCGCCTGCGCGCGCAAGAACTGGCGCTGTACGAAAAGGAATTTGCCGCCGCACGCAAGGCCAGCCAGGCGGCGGAAGCGGCTGCCGAAGATAAGGCCGTCGCCGCAGCGCAGGCCATCGCGACGGCCGAGCGCGAAGCCACCGCCACGCGCGAAGCAGCATGGGCCTATGACATGTTTCAGGCCAAGGTGCGTGAGGGCGCCAAGGCGTTGCGCGAATTGGAGGCGGCCGAGCGCGCCGCGTCGCTGGAGGCCGAAGCCAAGGCCGCGCGCGAAGCGGGTTTCGCCTATCAGATGTTCGAAGCCCGTGCCCGCGCAGGCGCAAAGGCCCTTCGCGAAGTCGAGGCGGCGCAGGCGGCGGCCGATCGCGAACGCGCCAGCGCCATCAATGCGGCCGACAGCTATGCGGCAAAGCTGGAGGCGGAGACGGCCGCCATCGGCAAGAATGCGGCCGAGCTGCGCGCGATGGAGGTCGCCAAGCGCGCCGCCGATGCTGATGGCGCAGGCCTTGGTGATCAGGCAGAGCGCATCCGGGCCGCCGGTGCAGCCTATGCGCAGGCGACCGCGCAAGCGCAGGCCCTGGAGGCCGAACAGCGTCGGTTGGCCGATGCCAGTCGGGAATCGGCAGAGGCCGCCCGTCAGGCCGCTGCGGCGCAGGCGGCGCAGGATGCGTCCGTCCTCTCCCTGCGATCGTCGGTCGATCCGCTGTTTGGCGCGCAACAGCGCCTGAGCCGTGAACTGGAAGAAGCGGTACGCCTCTATCGTGCCGGCGCGATCGGACAGGAAGAATATGAGCGCAGCTCGACCATATTGGGTCAGCGCCTGGATGAGGTCGCACGCGCACAGGCGCGGCAGAATGACGGGATGGATGATGTCAGCCGCCAGTCCAAGCTGTCGGCCAATGACCTGACGAACATCGCCTTCCAGCTTCAGGATATCATCGTGAGCCTGCAAGGTGGCCAAAAGCCGCTGACCGTGCTGATGCAACAGGGTTCGCAGCTGGGCGGCATCATGATGCAGACGGGGGCCAGCGTCGGCGACATGGTGAAAGCCATCCTTGGTCTGGCCATCGTCACGACGCCGACCGCAGCCGCCGTTGCGGCCCTGACTGAAGCGGAAGCGGCGCAGGCAGCAGCCCAGATCGCGGCAGCAACGACCGGTTCGGCCGCTGCCATCACCACAGCAGAATTGGCCGTCGCCAATGAGGCGGCTACCGCGGCGGCGGCACGCAATGCCGTCGCCCAAGATACGCTGGCCCTTGCTGAAGCGGCTGTGGCGAGCGGTGCTGTGGCGGATGCAACCGCCCTTGCCGCGCTGGCCGCAGCGCAGACGGCAGCAGCTGCTACCGCAGCAGAATTGGCGGCTGCACAGGGTGTTGTCGTTGGCGCGGAAGCGGCGGCCGCCGGGGCTTCTCAGCTTGCCACGGCCGCCGCCGCCGAACTGGCAACGGCGCAGGCCGCCGCCGCAGCAGCGTCGACCGCCGCCGCAGCATCTGCAACGGCGGCGCTCGCTCCATGGCTGATCGGCCTTGCTGCCGTTGCCGCCCCCTTGGCGCTGGTAGCGGGTGGCATAAAGCTGTTGCAGAACACCGCGAACGAAGGCGCGGACATGAAGAAATATGCGGAATCTCTGGGCCTGACCGCCAAGGAAATCCGCAATCTGGACGACGTGACGGTGACCTTCGGCGACACCACCAAGGCCGTGTTTCAGGTTGCCGGGTCCGCGATCTGGGGCGTCATCGGCCCGGCTGTGACCAAGGTTTGGGACGTGATGAAAGAGTGGACCGCATGGGTCGGCTCTGGTGTCAAAACCGCAGCGAATTTCATCATCGGCTATTATGTCGCCTCCTTCAACGCTGTTCGCAAGACATGGTCTGCATTCCCCGCTGTGATGGGTGACCTCTTCTACAGCGCGGTCAATATGAGCATCGGCGCTATCAACTGGATGGTTCAATCGTCCGTCGATGCGCTCAACGGCTTTATCTCTACCGCCAATGGTGTGCTGGAAAAGGTCGGGCTGAAGCTCCCCACGCTCAGCGCGCCCCAGATCGACAAGGTGGAAAATCAATATGCTGGTGTGGCGAAGTCGCTGGGGAAATCTTTGCAGGATGAGATGATCAAGGCCACGAGCGTCGATTATCTGGGCAACATGGCGTCGGCTGCGTCGAATGCGATCGTCAAACAGGCGCAGGACAATGCCCGCGCGCGCATCAAGGCGCAGGCCACGGAAAAGGGCTATCTCGATCCCGAAAAGCCGAAAACCGACAAGCATGCGGAATCGCTGGCGCGCGAGGCGGAGGCCACCGAAGCGCAAATCCGCAATCTCTATGCGCTGGCCGATGCCTATAAAGTGTCCGGCGCGGCGGCGCTGATCGCCGAAGCGCGCGTGAAGGCCGAGAGCGCGGCGATCAAGAAGCGCGGCGATATTGAGGCGATGGTGGAACGGCAAATCCGGCTCGCCATCGCGCAGCGTGTTGCCGACGCGGCCAAGAATACGCTGGCCGCCCGTGAACAGGCCAGCGCGCAGGAACAGGTCAATGCGATGGTATCGGCGGGCCTGATCCCGGCGGAGCGGGCCGCGACGATGGTCCGCGACCAGATTGCCGACCTGCCCCTGCTGGCCGCCCTTCAGGTGGCGCAGCAGCGTGGCTATGCGAAGGAGGTCGAGGCGGCGCAGCAGGCGCTGGACGATCAGCGCGGCGCCCGCGAGCGACTGACCGCCGCAGAGCGCAAAGGGCAGTTCAATAGCGACATGGCCGCTGGCGCCGACCAGTTGGCCACGCTGGAAAAGGAATTGTCGCTGATCGGCGCGACCGATGCCGCCCGCGTCCATGAGCTGGCCACGCTGAAAGCGCAACAAGAAGCCAAGGCCAAGCTCTATGACCCGGCGGATGCGGCGGCCTATGTCGCGCGTCAGGTGGAAATCGCCGACGCGACTGAACGCAACCGGCAGGCACAGGATAGCTATAATGACTCGCTGACCTTTGCGGCCGATCAGTGGGACATTTTCGCCAATAATATTTCCACCGCCGCGCGCGGCATGGCCGACGCCTTTGGCGATGTGGGTCAGGCGATCGGCGACATGGCGTCGATCTATGCGGATTATCATGCGACGGCCGAGCGTCTGGAGAGCGAGCGCGCCGCCCGCGTCCGCGCCGCCGGGGACGATCAGGCAGCGATCGAGCGCGCCAACGCCCGCTATTTTGCGCAGACCGCCACGTCGCAGGTCGGCCTGTATGGCGACATGTCCAGCGCCGCCAAGGGCTTTTTCAAAGAGGGTTCGGACGGTTACAAGGCGCTGGAAACCGCCGAAAAGGCGTTCCGCGCGGTGGAGTTCGCCCTGTCGGTGCGCGCCATGGCGCAGGATGCCATCGAAACGGCATCCTCGATCGCCAAGAGCGGCGCGCGCACCGCGACCAAGGCCGTTGAAGCTGTAGTCACGGCGATATCCTCCCTGCCCTTCCCCCTCAACCTGGCTGCCGGCGCGGCGACGATCGCCGCCCTGGCCTCGATCGGCGTCGCCATCGCCGGGTCGTTCGGCGGCAACAAGAATACGCTGGAGAAGGCGAACGATGGCACCGGCACCGTGCTGGGCGATGTGACGGCCAAGTCCGACAGCATCAAGCGGTCGATCGACGCGCTGAAGGAAGTCGACACGGTGATGTTGACCTATTCGCGGCAGATGGCCGCTTCGCTCAGTTCGATCGAGAGCCAGATAGGCGGTTTCGCCTCGCTGGTGCTGCGCACGGACAACGTCAATGCCTCCGATGGCGTGGCGGAAGGCTTCAAGTCGAACGCGATCGGTTCGGTGCTGTCCAACATTCCCGTCATCGGGGGCCTGCTGGGCAGCCTGTTCGGCACCAAGACGACGGTCATCGGCAGCGGCCTCTATGGCGGCGCGCAGACGCTGGAGGATATCCTGTCGGGCGGCTATGACGCCTCCTATTACAGCGACATCAAGAAAAAGAAGAAATTCTTCGGCCTGACCACGTCGACCAAATATTCGACGCAATATAGCGATGCTGATGCTGAACTGGAAAATCAGTTCACGCTGATCCTGCGCCAGTTCAACGACGCGATCCTTGCCGCTGCCGGGCCGCTGGGCGCGTCGACCGATGAAATATCGCAAAAACTCAATGGCTTTGTGGTCAGCATCGGCAAGATCGATTTGCAGGGCCTGACGGGCGATGAGATCGAGGAAAAGCTGAACGCCGTGTTCGGCGCGGCGGCCGACGACATGGCCAAAGCCGCCTTCCCGACCATCGCGCAGTTCCAGCAGGTCGGCGAAGGCCTGTTCGAAACGCTGGTGCGGGTGGCATCCACGGTGGAGAGCGTCACCGCCTCGCTGGGGCTGCTGGGTTCCGGCGCGGTGGGCATGAGCATCGATCTCAAAATGTCGCTAGCCGACTATTTTGACAGCGTCAGCGACTTCACCAGCGCCGTCGACAGCTATTTCGAGGCCTATTACACGAAGGAAGAACAGGCCACGGCGCAGGCCGCGCAGTTCGCCACCGTGTTCGACAGTCTGGGTCTGGCCATGCCCGATACGCTGGCGGGCTTCCGCGCCCTGGTCGAGGCGCAGGATTTGACGACGGCGGCCGGTCAGTCGACCTATGCGACCCTGCTGCAACTGGCGCCTGCCTTCGCGGATCTGCAATCGGCGCTGAACGGGGCGAAAAGCGCCGCCGACATATTGTCCGAGCGGTCTGATCTGGAACGCCAGTTGCTGGAATTGCAGGGCGACACGGACGCCATCCGCGCGCTCGACCTGGCCAAGCTGGACGCGAGCAATCGCGCCCTGCAAGAACAGATTTGGGCGGTGCAGGATGCGCAGGAGGCGGCCGACGCCGCTGCCCAGTTGAAGGACGCCTGGACTTCGGTCGGTGACAGCATCCTGGATGAGGTCAACCGTATTCGCGGCATCACCGATGGCAGCGCCACGGGCAGCTTCGCCACGCTGCTGGGCCAGTTCAATGCCGCCACCACGGCCGCCAAGGCGGGAGATCAGGATGCGGCATCCTCCCTGCCCGGCCTCTCGCAGGCGCTTTTGACCGCCGCCGAGATGAACGCCACCAGTCGGCAGGAACTGGACAGGGTGAAGGCGCAGACGGCCGCCGCGCTGCAATCGGTCTATGATGTCATCACGGCGGCCAATGGATCGTCCAGCACGGATGCCAGCGGGGCCACGTCCACCAGCGCGGTGCTGGCCGCCGCATCGACCGCCAGCACCGCATCGACCGCGTCCAGTGCGGCCAATGATGATGTGGCGGCGGCAGTAGAAAGCCTGCGGCAGGAAGTCGCCCAGATGCGCAGCGATATGAATAGCGGTCAGGCGCAGATCGCCGCCAACACCGGGTCGATGAAGAAGACGCTGGACAATGTCACGTCGGCCAGTGGCGGCGAAGCGGTCAGCGTGGCGGGTGTCGCTGCATGAGGGTAGAGCTGGACGGCGGCACCGTCATCGAAATCGGCGCGACGGAAGCCGCGCCGACGATCGGCATCGTCGATTATAGCCGCCGCGAAACCGATGATTTCGGCGTCACCACCGTCGTTCCGCGCGGCTTTGCGCGCACCATGTCGGTGCGGGTCAAGGTCGATACGGACGATGTCGACGCCGTCCAGCGCCAGCTGGCGGCCCTGCGCGCCACGCCCGCCCGCTGGGTGGCCGATGATCGCTTTGACGCCCTGTCCTTTACCGGCTTCTACAAGGAATTTTCGCTAGACCTTGCCATTCCTCCAGTCAGCTATTGCACGCTGACCATAGAGGGGCTGGCGCAGGACGTTGCCTATCCGGACCCTGGCACCGATCCGGCGCCGGATCATCGGGCGTCGACGCTGCGCCTGTTGCAGCCCGTCACGGTCACCGATGCGGTGCTGGTGTCCTCCACCATAGACGAGGATGATTATCCGGCCTGGTCGGGCGCGGCGACCTATGCGCTGGGCGCGCGGGTGATGGTGGCGGCGACGCACCGCATCTATGAGAGCGCGGCCGACGCCAACGCCGGCAATGATCCGACCGCGTCGGCGCTGTGGATCGACATAGGCCCAACGAACCGGTGGGCGATGTTCGACCAGGCGCTTGGGTCACTGAGCGAGGCTGACGCGCCGATCGTCGTCCGTCTCGATCCGATCGGTTCGGTCAATGCGGTCGCGCTGCTGGACGTGACGGCGGCCACCGTGCGGGTGGAGGCGGCAGGCTATGACCGGACGCAGGTAGTGGCGTCGTCGCCCGGCGCGACGGTATTTCTTGACCTGCCCGTCACAGTCGGAACCATCACCGTCACGATCTGGGGCGCGGGCGACCTGTCGGTGGGCACGCTGCTGATGGGCCAGCTGGTCGGGCTAGGCCTGACCGAATCGTCGCCCACGGCGGCCATCACGGATTATAGCCGCAAGGAAACCGACGATTTCGGCGAAGTGACGCTGGTCGAACGCGCCTGGGCAAAACGCATGTCAGTGCGGGGGCTGATCGACACGGCCGCACTCGATATCGTGGCGGGGCGGATCGCCAATGTGCGCGCGCTGCCATCGCTCTGGATCGGTGACGACGCGCTGGAAAGCGTCACGGTCTATGGGTTCTTCAAGGATTTCTCGATCGAGGTCGGGGAGAATGTCAGCACCCTGTCCCTGTCGATCGAGGGGCTGAGCGCGGCGGCGAAGGTTGCGCCGATCGTCAGCGGCGATGACATCACGGTGCCTTGGGAGAATGTCAGCGACCCTGACGGCACGAAGCCGGATGACAATGCGACTGTCGGCGCGCCGGATGACACCAATGTTGGCGATACGCCGGCGCAGGACGTGGCAGCCTCGCTCAAAGCTTTGGGCCTTACCACCGACCCGGCGGAGATTGTTAGCGGTGCGCAGGCGCTGGCCGATGCGGTCAAGGCGCTGGCGCTGGCCACCAGCGCCGACGATATCGTGGCCGGGGCGCAGGCGCTGGTCAATCGGGCGCGATCGGCCGACATGGCGGCTCTTGAGCAGATGATCCTCAATCAGGAGCGTCGCGAGCGGTTTGATGACCTGACGCATATGGGCGGCATCCCCGTCGGCGCCAAGATCACAGAGGAATCTGTGGCGCGCGTCGAAGGCGATGAGGCGCTGGCGTCCAACATCGTGACGCTGGAAGCGGTCATGACGGTCGATCAGCAGGCCGTGCGGGCGCTGATCCAGCAAGAGGCTACCGCGCGGGCCACTGCGGACAGTGCAGAAGCGCTTTCGCGGGAGGTGCTGATTGCCGAGGTTCGCACTGAAATGGCTGACGGCAATGCGATCGTGCAAAGCCAGATCGAGAATGAAGCGATCGCGCGCGCCAATGCGATCGAGGCCGAAACAGAGCAGCGCGAGCTGGCGATTTCAGAGCTTCGCGTAGAGGTCGACGGGCAGATTGATTTCGTCTCCGCAGCCATCGCCAGCGAGGCTATCACGCGGGCGAATGCGGATGCGGCGGAGACGCTTCAGCGGACGCAGGCGATTTCCACGCTGCGGACGGAGGTTGATGGTCAGATCGACGTCGTCACGGCGGCAATCTCGACTGAAGCGACCACCCGCGCTACCGCCGATGCGGCGGAGACAGAGCAGCGCGAGATTGCCGTATCCCGCATCGACAGCGACATGGTCGTGACGCGCGCGGCAATCACGTCGGAGGCCAGCACCCGCGCCACGGCAGATGCCGCCGAGACGCTGGCCCGGCAGGCGGCCATATCGACGCTCCAGACCGCCGACGCCAACCTGAACGCGGCGATCGTCACAGAGGCCACGACGCGCGCGACCAACGATGCGGCTGAAACCGCCCTGCGCGAAGCGGCGATATCGTCGTTGCAGAGCACTGACGCCTATCTGAATGCAGCGCTGACCACTGAGTTGACCACCCGCGCCACGGCCGATGCCGCCGAAGCGACGGCCCGCCAGGCGCTGGCGGCGACCCTGACCAGCGACATTGCCGACGCCAATGCCGCGATCGAGGATGAGGCGACCGCGCGGGCCACCGCCGATCTGGCCGAAACCAGCGCGCGCAACACGGCGATTTCGACGCTGCAAACCACCGTCAACGGCCAGATCAGCGCCGCCATGGCCGCGATCACGTCGGAGGCCACAACGCGCGCCAGCGCCGATCTGGCAGAGACGACGGCGCGCAACGGGGCGATATCGGCCCTGACCACCACCATGGACGGCCATGTCACCGATCTGGAGGCGGCGATAGCGAGCGAGGCGACGACGCGGGCGACAGCTGATGCCGCAGAAACCTCCCAGCGCGAGGCGGCGATATCGTCTTTGCAAAGCGCCGACGCCTATCTGAATGCCGCTTTGACGACAGAGGCGACCACCCGCGCCAGTGCGGACGCCGCCGAAGTGACGGCCCGTCAGGCGCTGGCGGCGACCCTGACCAGCGATATTGCGGACGTATCGGCGGCGGTGGAGACGGAAGCTGAAGCGCGCGTGAGCGCCGATGGCGCCCTGGCCTCACTCCTGTCGGCGGTACAGACCACCGTCGACGGCCACACGGCCGAAGTGCTGACCCTCATGGAGTCCGTCGATGGCCTCAGCGCGCGCTGGGGCGTGCGCATCACCCGTTCGGGGCCGGGTGGCGAACCGGTGGTGTCAGGAGTGCTGCTTAATGATGACGGGGAGCAATCTGACTTCTCTGTCCTCGCCGAGAGGTTCCGTGTTGTGTCGAACGGAACTGGCGACCGCTATGAATTTGGCGATGGCAGGCAGGTAATCATCGGCGGGTCTGTGATGACAATCACAGGTAAGCCTTTCGGCTCTACAGACCAGTTTATCGAATGGACCGGACCGATCGTTTCGGACCTGTCCGAATGCACCCAGGCTAACGCCATCAAATTTGTCCGCGTCGATGGCGGCGCCTATTTCGGCGGCGGGCTGTCGAGCGGCACGCTCAAGAATGAAGGCACGTCCAGCACGATCAGCGAAACGGCCTTCATCATTGTGGGGCCGTTCGCCAGCAATGGTGGCCCGGTCAACGTCAACATGTCGGCCACCTTCCAGCATAATTACGAGTGCAGCGCGGGGACTGGCGCGATCACCGGGTCGGGCGGCGGCACGCTGACGCTTGAGTGGAGCAGCGACGGCGCCGCCTGGACGTTCCTGACGACGATCGGCGTCAATGAGAGCGAGCGGTTTGTCAGGGTCGATGGCGATCCATCGGTCAGGGACATCGTTCGGTGGGCGATGAGCGCGGCCGGCACCTTCACGTGGACGCCCGGCGCCCTGGCGGGCGTCTATATCCGCCTGCGCTGGTCCAGCTTCTCCGAGCCGAGCCTGATCGGCTCCAGCATCATGAACACGGCCAAGTCACAGCGCACCTCCGTCATCGCTGTCGAACAGCCCTGACCTCCAAATAAATTCGAAAGGACAAGCATGGCGATCGACGATCAGCTTTCGTCGCTGCTGGATCGTACCGGCACGATTCTGGCGCGCCAGAATGACTGGGCCGATGGTCAGGTCATGTTGCTGGCCGGATCAAAGGACGATCCGGACAGCTACAACGCTGTGGGCGGTAAGGTCGGCGACCTGGGCTATTATCCCGTTCGGAACGTCAACGGTCAGACCGTCTATATGCCGTGCATAGAGCGCCAAAAGGTCATTGCGGACGGCAATGTCGCGGTAGTCACCGCCCCCGCCATCAAGCGCACGCGGGGCCAGTTGACGCTCAATGAGGTGGGCGGCCGCACCGACAATGACGACAATTCGGAACTCGCTGCCGAATGGCTGGACGATTGCGCAAAGAACCAGAGCGAAGCCATCCTGGCAAAGGATAGCGATCTCGACGGGGCGCCCGGCACCTATTTCGCCAAGCCCATATTGGTGAACCCGAAGAAGCCGCTGAAAATCACTGGTCGACCCGGCACAACCATTCAGGGCGTGACGGATGTCTGGGCCAATGAAACCGATCCAGTGGATTCGCGC